ATCTGAATCTTCTTGGTCTGCTACGTTAGTAGCAGGAGTCAAGAATCCACTTAAATCAGGAAATTTATTAGTTCAAGGATCTGCATCAATTACTGATGACGCCTCATTCTCAGCTAAAATTACAGCACCCAGTGCAGACTTTACTGATTTGAATGTATTTAAAACAGGTCAGATGAACCCAACCTGTTACATCCACGAATCAGATTGGCTTACTGCTGGCACTGCTGCTAATGGCTTTGGGCAATCAAATACAGGCACAGGAGCAGGTACAGGTCAATGTTTTGATAATGATGTGATGCACCCTGATAAGGGAACTATCGGTGTTATAGAGGTTAGATCAGGAACAGACGCTTTTGGCAGATGCTTTATGACAACTTTTAATAATGCCCTGGCGGTTAGTTCATGTTCTGTATCATTCACAAGTAGAATAGCCCCAAGCGGTCTTTGGGTAAACGGTGTCAACGAAGGAAAAATGTGCTTTGGAATCAGGAATGGTACTAGCAATGCTGCTGCCACTTATGCCATGGAATTCCAGTACGGTGCGGGAGGTGGACAGGCTAATACTACTTGGTCAGCGGTCGTAACCGATAATAGCAACTCTACCGTCTCTGACACAGGAGTTGTGGTGTCCGCTCAAGAATTTAACGTGCTTCAAGTAAGCTGTAACCAGGACTGGAGTGAGGTAGATTTCTATGTTGATGGTGTTAACAAGGCTCAGTTCAGTTTAGCAGCAGGACATAAGATACCTGACAGCAGATTTAACAGAATGGGTCTGGCCTGGGCTATTAATAATGCTAATATCTTTAGCACATCAAATAATACAGATGGCAATGAGATATTCGTAGATTGGCACCAGTATAGGCTCAAAGCTACTACTAGGGTATCAGGGAACAGAGGTAAGGACCTAATTCAGTAGCATATCACCACGCTTAAGAGAATTGAATAAGCGTGTGTAGAATAGTTCTCTTAGCGAATCTAACTGTCTGATGATACTAGTGAGATCCCTTACGGTAGTCTCGTTGATGTTTCCGTTCTTCTTCATCTGAGTAAGGATATCGACGCAAGAGTCAATTAAGTTTTGCTGATCCTTAGTGATTTTATTAATTGTGTCAATTTGTGCTTGCTTAGTTATTATTTCAGAATCGGACATTGTGAACCTCAAATTTTAGTCGTTTATAATGTTTTACCCTTTGCTTAGAGTGTTCCTCTAAGTAGGGAATTCTATCGTAGAAATCGTAAAAGTACATAGTGTCCTTACCATCTGCTTTTCGTATACCTCTACCCAAACCTTGTAAAGTGGGAACCTCGCCAGAGAGACCACGGGCATTCACCATGTGAGTGATCTCATCTATGCTAATACCTGTCTGCATTACATTTGTTCCTATGATGGAAGCTGGCTTATCATCCTTTACAAATTGTTTTATGATATCGTATCTGCTCTCGATATCATCTTTACCTTCTATGGTGTAACAATTAGGTATTCTAGACTGTAGGTTCTCTATATGCTTTAGGTTTTTAACCAACAGCAAGATCTTTGCCCGTGGGTTAGACTGATACACTCTAGATACAACTTCTTTAATCTTGTCATTACGTGCATCACAGTTAACAATATAATTTTCATATATCTCAAGATAAGTAAGATCTGCATCGACAGATGAGACTGGTGTGTTATCTATTACTTGTATTACTGGTTTTGCCAAAGCACCATCTTTAATAAGATCTTCAGCAGTCCTTGTGGTATAAACAGGGCCAAATGAGCCCTCCAGGACCATTCTAGCGTTGATATCTTTTGCTATCTCTCTAGGAGGGGTGGCTGTGAAAGCAAGACGGTAGGAGGCGTTTGGGAAGCTCTCAACGGCAGCTATGGTAGTCTCTCCCTTGCAGAATTGGTGAGCCTCATCCACCATTAGAATTTCTGCATCCTGTAGGTGAGTATCAATTATCTTTTCGATACTTTGCACAGTGGACAGCATGATTTTACCGGGAAGATATCCCTCGCCTGAATTATACCCCAAATCTTTTATACCACATCTTTTGAAGAACTCGTAAGTCTGGTTTAGGATACCCTTTTCCCTAAAAAGAATAACAGCCGATGGGTAATCTCCCCACTGTAAGGCTGCGATACATCCAGCCATTATCAATGTCTTACCCGAGCCTGTGGGGCTATCGATTATTGCTCTTCTTCTTTTAAGGCATTGGTAAATTGCCTTCTCTTGGTATTCTCTGTATTCAAAATTTCCCACTTGGGGTATGAAATATTCTTCATTCTCAGGCTTATTTTCTATTTCAATATCCTTTACGCCTATCTTATCCAGGTCTTTCATTATACGAGAAAGCAGCCCTGTTCTAAATTTTCCGTTAGATCCAAAGTATCTTTTCTTTCCATCCCATCTCCTACTTCTGTAGGCAGGGGAGTATTGGTACCCAGGCACAGGAAAAGAATACTTATCTCGTAAAGCTGCCAGAATCTTAGGGTTATCTGTTTCTAGCTGGCTCGTTAAGTTACCTAAAACTATCTTCATATACTATAATAGTTTACTACAAGATAATAGACAATTATGACAGAAGTTAGAAAAATTACTCCTGATATTAGCAGTCAGAGAGAGCAAGCACTTGACGATCTTTTTGGCAAGGTTAAAGATGCCAGCATGCTGGTTATGGATTTACCATCAAAGGGTAAGTTTTACAAGAATTTTAAAGGCATCAAAGTCTCTCCTCTAAAGTTCTTGGATGAACAGTTAATCCTTAATGGTAAGGGCGTCCGTAAAGACATCGTTTCAGATCTCCTGGCAAAGACTATTGAGGGTATCGAAATTGATGAGCTTCTATTGATGGATAAAAATTATCTTTTGATGAAGCTTCGTGAGGTTTCTTACGGTGATGATTACGAGTTTTCAATTGTTTGTAAAAAATGTAATCATGAGTCTATGTCTAAGATAATGCTTTCTAAGCAATTGAATATGACGCAGATACCAGATGAGTTTGAAGATCCCAGGGTAATCAAGCTGCCTAAGCTAGGCGAAGAAGTGATCATATCATTGCCAAGAAATAACCAGGAAAGCTTCCTTGTGGATGCTGAAACCACTTATAAAAATCTATACAGATTTATAGATTCTTTAGCTGGTAACTCGGACCCGGTGTTTATCTCCAAAGCCATAGAGAGAATGGAAATTGCCGATGTTAAGAAGATATTTATGGCAATAACGGGAGTAACCTATGGTATTGACCCCAGATTTGTATTTAAGTGCGGGAAATGTGGGCATAAAGAAACGCTTGCAGTACCGATAGATTCTGGTTTTTTTTCAGTGAGCTAACGGAAACTTTAACCTCCGAGGACCTTCTGCAACAAGCCTACATACTAGTAAGCAAACTTAACTTTTCTTACTCAGATGTAAAGACAATGACTAAGAAGGAAAGGATAACTTTCCTTAGGCTTTATTCAGATGAAATGAAGAGGTTGGAGCAACGCTATGAGAATTAACGATAACAAGGTCACTACAAGGCATGAGAGACCCACGGTACAGGGTCCCACCGCTCTTATATTGTATTTTATCAACGACGGACAGTATGTTGACCCGCATTCCATAAGCGGTGTATCTATCTTTGCCGCCTCTGACAACCAGTTCCCTAGCTCAGTCATAACATCTGACGGAGAAATAGACTCTGACACCTCTGGACAGATACTGATGCACTTTTCTGGTCCGGGTGTTGTCGCTGGGAATACCGCTTACGATGCATCTAACTACGATGCAAACTCTCTAGCATCCAGTGTTTATAAGCTGGATACTGGCAAGTTCGCATGTGTTCTTCTAGATAATGTAACTCTACCAAGTGGTGTATTTAACTTATCTGGTTCGGACACAACGATAAGAAATAGGGTATCCTCCACAGGAAGCTACTTAGACGTTTGGAGTGTTAAGAGAACTGCTGGTTCTGATATTGACACCATAATTAATGATTTTACTCTAACAGAGGACAGGTTCTTTAGTGTCACTGAACCACTGTTGTTTAGAGTTGCCACCAGACTAGAAAACAATTTCTTAGTTCTAGGATCAAAGGTTGACTTAAAGTTTACTAATGAATTTACTCTTGAAAATGCTAATATAGACAGGAGTATTGTTAACTTGTTTAAAGAATCATTGGTTACCGAGCCGATGATAGAGATATACAAGAAAAATCAGGACAGGAATCTTGACGCAAGGGTAGAGGTCTCAGGATATTCAGATACTTCTGGATTCCTAGACACTACTTCAGAGGACACAGTAATATTCACTTTCGATACTGAAGCTCTTAAGACACACCCCAGGATGCTAGATGGAACTCTGGGTTCAATGACAGGGACTTATGTGGTTAAACTAAAGTTCAACGCTTTGAATCAAACCATCGTTTCAAACGACATGGCCTTTATCATACGATAGCCAGTCTAAGGTCAGGGCATTCATACGGATCGTATCAGAGGCGATGTGCTGGAGCTTATCAGGTCCATCCTTAACAAGGATCTCGTTCCAGTCCTTGGAGCCCTGTGGTGGTATTACCGTATACAGATCCTCGCGCTTTGCCCAGTGTGCCAGTCTAAGAAACTTATGGCGTCCCTCCATGCCTGCCTCATCACTATCGAAGGCACACACGATTGGACCTTGATACTGGCTTAGTTGCAGCATCTGCTCGCGGCTGGTGAAGCAGCTTAACGTAGTGGTTGCATTAAGCCCTACTGCTTGAAGACTTAGACAATCAAAGACCCCCTCGGTAACGTATAGAGGTTCATGAGAGGAGTAGTCAAACGGGTATAGAACCTGGGAGCTTTTCAGATCCTTGCAGTTAAGATACTTTGGCATCTCACCGTTAAGAGCACGGCCCTGGAAGTAGAATAGCTTGTTGCGGGTATTGATGAAAGGGATAATCAAGCGACCCTTGTATTTGCCTCCCTTAGCCATCATGAAACGAAAGCCTTGCAGCATTCGACTCTCCACTAACGGATGGCTTTCTATCTCCTCAAAGTGCTCTGCCTCATCTAAGCTAGTTTTGATCTTGTGAGGGTCAATGGCGTCCGTGGGTTTCCGGTAATTTGAATCTCTACCAGCGAGAAAGTCCTCAAATACAAATTTCTCGTAAGCTTCTTGGAAAGAACACTTCTCTATCAGAGCATAGAGCTTTACAAAGTTACCTGTCTCACCGCTTTTAAAGCACCTCCACAAACCTGTTTCGAGGTTTATAGACATGTGGCGTTTATAGTCATTATCAATGAATAACGAAGGAACTACTAGTTCAACATCGTCACTCGCAAGTCTATAATTAGATTGGAACTTGCCCAAACAATATTTTCTAATATAGGAACTATCTGCCATGTTTATAAATAATATTAGTGCCTCACGCAGTGACATCATAGACCAGTGCCTATGGAAATACAAGCTGAGATATGTAGACAAGCTACCGGGATTCGGTGCCAAGAATGAAGATGA